ATGAAAACTATGTAATAAATTTTTGTTCTGAGGAATTTCTTTTATCCGAACAGTATCGAATCTCAAAAACATTTAAAGGAACAAGTATATCGGATATTATTACAAATATACTTAATAATTATGTCATGGTTGGTAATGGAAAAACTAAAAAGATTTCTATTGAAAATACCAAAGGTGTTTACGATTTTGTTTTACCCAATAAAAAAATATTTGAAACTATTAATTGGTTATCAACATATGCCAGACCATCATCGGATAATCCAGGTGCTGATATGTTATTTTTTGAAAATGGTTTAGGATATTTTTTTAATTCTTTACAGACATTATATTCACAACCAATATATCAAACATACAAATACGATCCATTAAATTTACCAAACACAGATCCAAATACACAAGGTGTGAATTTACAACAACAAGTTACTAATGCAATGGATTTTGAAGTATTAAATTTATTTGATACCTTGAGTGAAATTTCAAATGGAGCTTACGCCAATGAAGTTATTACAATTGATCCGTTGTTAAGAAAATCCAATATAACTATATTTAATTATGATACATATTTTAATTCTGCAAAAACTTTGAACAAATATTCGGTAATAAACAACTATAAAAACAGATTGGGACAGACATTATATGATCCTTTGCCTGTAACACACACCGGATTGAGCGTCGGTGCATTAAGAATGGCAACAACCAATTCTTTAGAAAAGAAAAGTACTTATCTTTCTCAAAAACCAGATTCTGTTGCAAATGATATCTATATTGAAGAATATTTACCAAACAGAGTATCACAATTGTCATTAGCCAATCACACAAGAATTAAAATTACAGTACCAGGTGATCCTAAGTTGTGTGCGGGAATTACAGTTGGATTTAAAAGTTTTGCTGTCAATCCAGCAACATATGCGGATGGTAAAGATATGGCTAACAGACCTTATGATGCAGCATTTACAGGAAATTACCTGATAACGGCTGTGAGACATATCGTAAAAAACAGCACCTATATAACTGTTATAGAAATGGCTAAAGATAGTTTAAATACTCCTTTACCTGCTTATAATAGTTCGACACAATCAAATTACACTAATGGTGTTCAAATATAATGAGTAATCGTAATAATTTTCTAGGACTTGATAAATTCGTTTGGTGGGTTGGAGTTGTTGAAAACCGAGAAGATCCATTGGGTTCTGGTCGTGCACAAATTCGTATTTTTGGGTGGCATACAGTAGATACATCAGCTTTACCAACCACAGATTTACCTTGGGCTATGCCAATGTATCCTATCAATGCACCAAATACTTTCAGTAAACCTAGAATCAATGATTGGGTTGTAGGTTTTTTCATGGACGGAGAGTCCGGACAATTTCCTATTATGATGGGTATATTACCGGGGATAAACAAATAAATGAGTGGAGTTACTGTACAATTTATTTCAGACGAAGAATTGTCTCAAATGAAAGGAGCTTTGAGTCCTCCAACCACATCTTCCGCAAATTTACCAATTGTAACTACATCTGATGGCCAAGCAGTTTCAAAAAATGTAGATGAAAATAACAAACAAGGTTCAACTAACATTTCAATTTATGCTACAGGTAATGGGGCTACAGCAAATACTGGTATAAAAATAGCAAATCAAAATCTATCCCATGCTTGTGATAAGAGTACTTACGTGGGTATGGCAATTTATCAAGCTGGTGCAATTGGTGGCCAAATTGTTCAAGCAGTTCGTGATGCAGTTAAAGCCGTTTTGGCTTATTTTGGTGTAAATCCTTCTTCAAACGGTTTAAAAAGCCAATTGGAAAAAATTGCAGAATATATTCAAGATGTCACAAAATTTATTAAAGATATTACCGACGCATTGAACGGATTCATTGCTTATGTAAATGCAATTAAACAATTATTGGCTTACATTTTAAGTTTACCAGCAATTTTGTTAACTTATTTTAAAGATTGTATTGCAACATTAAAACAACAATTGGTGGCTGGATTTCAATCAGCTTTGGATAATACACCTAATCCAAATCAATCGGATATTGATGCGTTAACAAATACAATTAAAGATGTACAAAATTCAATTGGACAATTTACTGCAGCCGTAGAAACTTTAGCTGCCACAGCCACATTAGCTGTTGGATCTTTGTTAACTCCTAGTCAAATTGCAATTGCAAACACTCAACAACAAACCGAAGCGACTCAAGCTGTGTATTCTGCCGCAGGATTTTCACCAACAACCAATAATTTTTCAAAACCATAATGGCACAAATTCAAGAACCACCATCAGCGTATGCGGCAAAGTATCCATATAATAATGTGATGCAGACCGAATCTGGTCATTTTCAAGAGTTTGATGATACTCCTGGTGCAGAACGTATACGGACGCAACATAAAGCTGGAACATTTACAGAAATTCAACCTGATGGAACAGAAGTACATAAAATTGTTGGTAATGGATATTATATTACAGCAAAAGATGGTAACGTAATTATTAATGGTCAATGTAATATTAGTATCACCGGTAACGCTGAAATTTCCGTAGGTGGTGATGCTATTACGCATGTTAATGGTAGTGTAAAACAGACCGTAGAAAAAGATTATTCTTTACTCGTCAAAGGTAATTATAGCGTTATAACCAATGGTTATTTAAATATAACTTCACCATCAACAAATGGCATATACATTACTTCTGCTGGTAGAGCAGTTTTTAATACAGATGTAACTGTTCACGGCGAAGTAAAATCCGATTCTTTACATTCAACCGGTTCTGTTACCGCAGGTACAGGAATTCAAGCTGGTATTCCTAGTTCTATTAATCCTTATGCCGGCATTTCAACACTCGGTGGTATTAATGTTGGTATTCCAGGTCCAACTGTTCCTGGTGTAGTTGATGCTACTGTCATGGTTACTTCACCTGTAGTCATTGGTTCGGTTATGACCTATGGTGCTATTTTGATGGATCCAGAAGGTGGAGCTCCTGCAATCAGAAGTGTATACGATTCACACCAACATATTGGTAACCGAGGATTCCCAACTTCCTCACCCCTTGAACCAATGATACCTTAGGAATATTATGTCAGTCTATGATAGATTACAACTTACATTTGATACAACCAGATTTGGTACCGCACAGACTTTATCAAATACTGCTGCAAACACATTAAATTTAGTTGCCAACAATACAGCACAATTAAACTCTTGGCAAACAACAGACCTTGAAAGTGGTCCTGTCGTTAGAACAAATTATTTTCAAAACCCTACTGCCGGTAATGTGGCCAGTATGATGGTTAGTGCAACATCTTTGTTTACATCATCCAATACAGCCAACGATTTTGTTACTGCAACGTTAGCGGTTAACCTAAACATTGAATTAAATAATTTTTTATCTCACACAAATAATATTTCAGGTGTAACACTTTCGACTTCTGCTGGTATTCCATCGTTAGGTTCGGCTTCTTCAATGGGTCAACTGAATATGATGACTTTGGCCAAGACCGATGGAGTTTCCAATACAGCACCAATTTTAGGTTCTTTCACCAGTTTGTTTATACCAGATATTTTACAGGCCAATACAATTCAATTAACTTATTATGCTAATGAGTATGCAAATAGCATCAGTTTAACTGGAAATACTTATACTTCCAATTTGGCCAATTCGGAAATTGCTAATATTCAAAGTTATATTACTTCTACAACAAATGTATTATACAACCAAAGAATGCAAGACTGGACATTTTATCAAAATTCGGTACAAGTATCACAAGATGTTAGTTTCCTACAACAATTTAACAATATGGGCGGCACAATGACCTATTTGGTGCAAAATGTTGTTGGAACTCCTTCATTATTAACCAAATTGGCATCATAAATAATAAATGGCAATAACTAATCACATATACTCAGACTTAGATTTAACCTTTCTCCGTAATCCGGTGACAGGCGACGTATCAATGAAGTTTGACGAACAAGCGGTAATTCGTTCAGTTAGAAACTTATTATCAACCAACACATACAATAGATTATTTCAACCAGATGTTGGTTGTGGGTTAAATGACTTACTATTTGAACCCGTAAGCCCATTAACAGCTACACTAATACAGAATGAAATTGTTAGAACTATTACCAATTTTGAACCTAGGGTCACAATTAATTCACTTAATGTATCTGCTAATCCGGATCAAAATCAGTTTACCGTATCACTATCGTTTTTTGTAGGTAATAAAACAACACCTACTGCAATTAATCTAATA